GTTTCCAATTCTTCGCCCCCGGAGCCGACACTCCCCCCCCTTCGATCGGAAACCCATCCAGCCCGATGGGGCGGCGAGAGCGATAGCCCAGGTCCCTTGCGGTCTTCACCTCGTGGCAGTCGTCGCACAGGCCCTGACGGTTGCCCGGCTGGTCGAAGTCGGTGCCGCCGTTCTCCAGCGCCACGATGTGGTCCAGCTGCGTGGCCAGGCGCACCTTGCCGTTGCGATCGCACTCCGCGCAAAGCGGGTGCAGGGAGAACCACTGCGCGCGGTACTCCTGCAGGCGGCGACCGCGGATACGCTTTCGTTTGGACGGGTAGGTCATAGGGGCTGCGACTGGTCACGTTCACCCGACGGGAACAGATCGCCGTCCAGGGTGCGGGCTTCAGGTGGGGGTTCTTCGTTGGCAAGCGCCTGCAGCACCGCAGAGACAGCGGTCTGCAGAGCAGCCAGCGTTCGCTCGATGCGCCCGAGCTGGCGATGCTGACCCAACGTCGACAGCTGCATGCCATCGGTCAGCACCAGGACCTGACGACCGGGCAAGCGCTGGGAGAGCTCCAACCGGAGTCGCTCACGGGTCGCGTCGGACAGGGATACCGGACAGGTGGCAACCACCAGGTCATCGGGCCCGGCGTGGAGGGCCTCCACGTTGGACACCAGCTGCTCGAGATCATCGCTCATGGGTGGGCCTCATTCGGCGGATTGCCGGAACACCGGGGTGCGCCAGCTTACCGGGGTTGATCTGTCCCGGCTGAGGCCAGCCGTTCTCATCACGCCAACGTGCCGACCGATGCGAGTCGGGACAATGCCCGCGACGCCAATCCCGCGCGCCGCGACCCAGCGCTGGCTTCCAGGCGATGCAGAGGCGCCCATGGTATCGCCGATCAGCTGGTCTTGGCAGGCCGGCACGCCTTCAGCGCGGCCTCTTCGCAGGAGGGCGCCGTCGACGCCTTCGCCGCGGGCTTCTTCGGAGCGCTCGCCTTCTTGGCGGGAGCCTTGGCAGCTTCCGGTTTTTTCACCTCATCCGAGGCGGCCGGCGGCGTGGCCGCAGGTGCCGAGAGCACAGGCTGGGTGGGTGGGATCACAGGTGATTGGATGACCGTCACCTTCGGCGTCTCGCGCCAGGCGGCCAGCACCTTGTCAAGACACTCCATCTCGGTGCGCACTCGGCTGGTCGAGTAGCTGAACAGCAGGCCACCGAGCACGCTGACGCTCATGCTGTCGCCCTCAGGGCACAGGCCGGCCGGCAGAGGCGCCGCTTGGGCCGGCGGAGGCAGCACGTACATGTTCGAGCGAGAAAACTCCTCGAACGACTGCGACACCGAGCCGACGGATCCACCGGCCGCCGACGAAGTCGAGGAAGGGGATGCGGTCACGCTGACCGCTGCGGACGAGAGCGAGCCTGCGCTCGAGGTCGCCGCGCTCGAGCTCTGCGATGAGGCGGTCGAGGTCGACTGCGCCGGTTGCGGAGTCGACGGGGAGGGGGGTGTGCACTTCGGCCAATTGGAGCCTCCGTTCGAACAGGTGGTGGCGAAAGCGCCGGAGCTGGCCAGCGCCAGCAGCGCGGAGACGATGAGGTGTGTGTGTTTCAAGGTTGGTCCTTCTCGGTTGGGGAAAACGGCTCCAGGCGGAGCATGAAGCGCACGCTTGCGATCGAGCGCGCGCCGGTCTCTGGATCGGTGACCACGCGCAGCGGCACCTCGAAGCATTCCACCTCAAGGCGCGGCAGCTCGCCCACCTCAAGGCGCAGGGTTGCCTTTGTGGTGGTCTTGGGCAAGCCCAGCGCGCGCGCCAGCTCACGGGTTAGGTCGGGTGTTCCGATGGATGCCATGTCGGTCTCAAGGTCGGACTTCACAGACGCGCCAGACGACACCACCCATAGGGAAGCGATCGCCAGGCTTGAGCTTGAACGAGCGAAAGCACCTGCCCTCGAGCGTCATGAGCGTCACTGCCCAATTGCCCGGGCCGGCAGGTTTCAGCACCAGCGTCACGACCGGTGCTCCTGAGAGAGCACCGCGCGACCGATCAGCTCGACCAGCGGAGGGTAGACGGCGTTCCCTAGCGCCTTCACTCGACGTCGGTCCAGCCGGTTGGGAACTCCATGAACGTTTCGCAGAAACACGGGTCGAGCCGGCCCTGGCCCAGATGCCGGAGCTGCGGCGAGTGCTTGCGCGAGCGATCGGAATAGTCCGAAGCGTTCCTGAAGTCCTGAGCCTGCAAGGTCGGCAGCAGCGGACGACTCACCAGGGTGCCGGGCTTCTGCGTCGGCGCGCCAGGCGACGATCCAGACGCGGTCACGGAGGTGATGTGCACCAGCGGCGGCAGCTGGTACAGCATGCGCGTCCGCATCGAAACCGAGCGCGGCAAGGTCTCCGAGAATGGCAGAGAGTCCTCGCCCTCGTAGAGCCCCGACATTCTCCACGAGCAGGCGCCGAGGTCGAAGCTCGCCAGCAAGGCGGCAAATCTCTCGCCAGAGGCCGGATCGCTCACCATCCAAGCCGTGACCCGAGCCGGCGAGCGAGACGTCCTGGCATGGGAAGCCTCCGCAGATGGTGTCGATGGGGGGCACGCCATCGGCTCGAAGCCGGGCAGCGGTAAGGTGTTGGACATCGTCATAGCAGGGAACCTCGGGCCAGTGCTTCGACAGGACGCGCCGGCACCACGGGTCGATCTCGCAGAAAGCCACGGTCTGGAAGCCGGCACGCTCGAGGCCCAACGAGAAGCCGCCGATGCCGGAGAACAGGTCGAGCACGCTAGGCCTTTGCACTCGACGCCTCCCACTGCCGGATCCTCGAGATCCACCAGCGCACCGCGCCGAGCGAGTCTGGCCAGCGCTCGCCGAACAGGCGGAACATGATCTCGGCCTGCTCCGGCTCGAGCGGATCGAGCATGAGCGCGGCCCGGTCGCCGGAGCCTGCCAGAGCCCGCGCCTGACAGGAGACGCACCCCGGGGTGAAGTAGGGACGCAGCGGCTCGGACCGAGCGTCGGTGCACTGGTGGCAGGTCACGCCTTCTCCTTGGCGCTGTTGTCGTTGGCGATGCACGCCGCGCACTTCCACAGGCCGGTGCGCCGCTGGATGCGGCCACCGAGCACAGGAGCCGAACGGCCATGGAAGTCGCACATGCGGTTCATGTTCAAGCCGGAGCCAGCCTGCCGTAGCGGGTTGACCGGCGGAGCCTTGGGTGGTGTGGTCATTCGAACGTCCTCAACGCCCAATGGGCGATCAACAGCGCCTCGGCCTTGTTGTGATCGGCCATAAGGCGCACCGGAGCATCCGGGTACAGCACGAGCGCCTTGTGCAGGGCCTCGCGCTTCGAGGCCCCGATGCCGTAAAAGCCCTTCCAGACCTGCGGCTCGACGGAGCGGAACGGCAGACGGAGCATGTCGAGCACGCCCTCGATCGCGCCGACGGTCCGCATGAGCGAGTCCTGCGTCTGCGCTGCGTTGCCGCGCCACCCAACGGTGCGCAGCGCCTCGATGGCCACCACCACCGGATCACCCACCGGGCACCACGAGCGCACCTGCTGGCCCAGCTTGTGCCCGTCGATGCGGCGCTTCACCATGCCCGCGCCCGACAGGGCCACGGTCGGGAGCTGTTCGACGCGGCACCGGCCGGTCGCGTCGACCAGGGCCACCGCGCCGGTGAGGCCGGGGTCGATTCCAAGAGCGATCACGGGCAACTCCTGGAACTGCCGACCACCGCTTGCACCACCTCAGCCACCACGACGCCGACGGCGCCAAGCCAAGCGGCGCACAGCAGCAGAAGCAGGATCAGCACCCACAAAGGCAACGCGCCGCGAAGGAACGCCGGGCGCTTCACAGCGGATCCCTCGTCCACCAGGCCAGCGCCGACAGGAGCGCCGCGCACACCACGGCCAGAGCCACCACGAGCAGCACCACGCGCACCGCCAGACGCGGCGGCGTGCCGACCGGAGCGTCGAGCTCGCGATCGGCGTCGACCGCGCGCTGCAGGGCTTGCTCCTCGAATTCGGAGTCTTCAGCGAACATCAGGGACATCGTCAGTCTCCAGGACAGAAGCCGAGCTGGTCGGCACGAACAATGGGCACTTGCCAGCGGGCCAGGCCGCTCGAGAGACGTCGAGCAGAACGGTGCGCGGCCGGAGCCACGGCAGAACCGGGAGGTTCTCGTTGCGCCGAGCGCACCGGGCGCACGACGCAGCAGGCGATGAGGGGCGACACGGGTCCATGGCGATCGTCAGCGCGAGTGACGCATGCCGGCCGGCAGCTTCGTCGGGTCGACCCCGCGGTAGTCCTCCGGCACCGCGGCGCCGAGCGGACGGTTGGCGCGGGCCTCGCGCAACCACTGCCGCTGGCCCGGCGACAGCACCTCGCCACGCGCGACCTTGGCCTCCATCTCCTCGAGGCACGCGGTCGGCTTGCGCTGGCGCAGGGCCTCCACCGCACGACCGAGCTCGGCCGCCAGGCGGGTGCGATCGCGCGGCGGCGGCGGCAGCAGGTCCTGCTGCTTCGGTGGGCGAGCAGGAGCACGCAGGCACAGCGCGCGGAACTCCGGCAGGCTCGGCGGTCGCGGCGGCAGGTTCTCGAGCCCGTAGGAGATCGCCTCCGGGAAGGTTCGGAAGGCCCGCAGCTCGCGCTGCCAGTGGTCGCGCAGCGAGGCGACGTGCGCCTCCGGATCCTCGCCCTCCGGGCACTGCCAGCGGCGGTCGAACTCCGCGCCGTAGGCGGCGCGCATGGCGGCCCAGATGCGGTGCACCCAGGTGCCGGGCAGGAACGGGTCCAGGTCGGCGCTGGCGCGATCAGCCGACGCGACGGGATGGGACATCGATGACCTCCGATGCCGGCGGCGCCGGCGAGCGAGCCGGAGAGCCCGGCGGATTGACCATGAGGTTGGCGGTGCGCAGCTGCGTGCTGACGCGGTCCGGAGCGGCCCGAGCAAGCGCCTGCCGGTCGGCCGGCTTGATCCATTCGGCCATGAGGCCCTGCGTGCCGCGGAAGCACCAGACGCGCAGGAAGTCCTCGAGCGAGAGCTTCGCCAGCGCGGCTTCACGCACAGCCTGCTCGAGCACCACGCCGCTGACCGGAGCGCGCTTCTTGCGCCGCAGATCCAGCCAGGCCGACCAGACGTCGTCGGCGACATCAGCCGGTCGCTCGAGCTCTCCGGCGCCGGCACGCTTGCGAGGCTTGCGTTCTGGCGGAGCGTCGCCGAGCAGGTCGGGATCGGGCCTCGGATCGCCGGAAGCGCTCTCTCCTACGGTAGTAGGAGAGATAGATAGTATTCCCTTCTCTTCTCTTCTCTTGGATGCTGTTTCACGCGGGACAGCCACGTGACCGGGACGGGACTGTCCCTGTGACTTCACAGGGTCGTCCTCGTGAAGCGGCAGCGGAGCGCCAGCCGGGCAACCCAGGCTAATCCAGTGCTCGAAATCGGGAGTGGTCACTGACGTACCGTGCCGCTGGTTGTGCTTTCGCACGCGCGCGCACTCCGAAACCCAGCGCTGGCGGAGCTTCGAAGACCACGCATCGAGCGCGATCTCACAAGTGACCTTGTGGTACAGGCGCCCGTCGGAGCACTCCACGAAGCCGCGCAGAACCGAGTCACGAATCTGTCCCCAGGACACATCGATTTGTCCTCGTGACACGTACCCAGCCTTATCTGCGAGCCATCGGTCGTTGTTCGGCACCGAGCCGGCAGGCACCTCGTGCCACGCGGCGCACCAGAGCATCAGCGCGGCCCAGCAGATCTCCGGCGGTTGGTCGACCACGAGCTCGGAGCTTCGAAGCCGAGCGACGTCGAGGCCCATGCGCGGGAAGTCGCGCAGGTCGACCTCCGGCGGCACCAGGGGAGCCGGCCTGGGATCCGTCACGCCGCCCATAGGCCTCCCGGAAGGCGCTGCAGCGCCGCGTCGCACGCAGGATTCAGCCAGGCGATCTCGCGGCGCACCTTGGTGCCGCGGCCGGCCGCGATGCGCGAGTCGGTCTCTTCGCGCCGCCAGTCGCCGAGCATGCCGGCGTAGAGCTCGGAGTCGTAGCCCGAGACGATCACCATGCCCTGCAGGTCCAGGAGCACCTCCAGGAGCTCGCCATGGTCCTCGTCGGACATTTCGTGCCGGTAGCCGCCATTCGAGCGCATCACCCGGGTGCCGTGCAGGTAGGGCGGATCGATGAAGTGCAGCGTCGAGGGTGAGTCGTGCTGCCGGAGCACCTCCAGCGCCGGCCGGTTCTCGATGAGCACGCCCTGCAGCCGAGAGCCGACAGCAGCCAGGCCATCCGGGTACCGCGCCCAAAAGTTCATCGCGTTAGCGCTGGCCCGGCGGATGTCGGTCCGCATGCCGGTGCTCCGCTTGTTGGCGCCGTTGGAGCTGAAGCCCATCTGCGCGCGGATGCACAGCCGGCGCGCGCGCTCGATCGGGTCGTCGTGCTCCTCCCACGCCTCATCGAACTCGTCGCGCGCGAACGGAGTGAGGCGAAGCTGCTCGACCAGAGCGGCCCGCTGCTTCGAGTCGCGCAGCACGCGGAACAAGTTCACCACCTCGCCGTCCAGGTCGTTGTACACCTCGCCGTGCGAGCGCGGCTTCTGCAAGAGCACGCCAGCGGAGCCGCCGAACGCCTCGGTGTAACACTCGTGCGCGGGAAAGAACTGCAGCAGCCACGGCGCCAGCCGGAACTTCGCGCCCATGTAGCGCAGCGCAGGCTTCGTCACGATCACGGCGACTCCTCGAGCAGCGGATCCAGGTCGATCCGGTTCAGGTAGTCGATCAGGTGGCGCGCCTCTGCACGAGAGAAGACGAACGGCACCGAGCCTCGCCAGCAGTGCAGCCGACCGTCGGAAGCCAGCGCCACGGCGAACTGGTCCGGGCCCGGCGCAAAGTCGACCGCCAGCGTGACTACCGGCGCCTCGGGCCCACGCTCGGCAACTTCAACACGCTCCGGTTCGGAAGCATCGCCGAGCTTCGCGCCGCGAAGCCAGTCCGCCAGCTCCGGCGTCTGCTCGAGCTCCGCCTCGAAGCCGTCAGCCTTTGGCCGGATCGCCACCACCCTGCTGATCGGCTCGTGGCCAGCGTGAGCAGGCAGCAGCGGAGCGTCGGCCGGCGGAGGGTTGGGATCGACCACCGGCGCGATGACGCCGCGCGGCTCGAGCTCAGGACGACCGGTGCCGGAGATCAGGCGATCGGCCGCCGGCGGCACGCCAGTGGCCAGCTCGCCGTTCGTCCCGCGCACCAGCTCGTAGAACACCGGGCCGCGCGCGCCAGGGCTGAACTCCGCCTCCCGGTTGACGTAGCCGTGCACGTGAGCCTCCTCGAGGGCCTCGCGCACCTGCAGAGCCGTGACGCCGCGCAGCTCGCCAGCGATCATGCCCGCGGTGGCACGCGGTCGACCAGGCAGCATCGCCTCCAGATGCGCCAGCGCCCGGAACGCCACCGTCCCGGGTTTCGGGGGGAAGGTGCTCATGGCGTGACCGGCTCGATGAAGCCGGAAGGCCCGCCTGCAGGCACCGGATCGCCGGAACCAGGCGCAACGAGCGGCTTCTTGCGGCGAGAGACACCGCGCCGAGCACGCGCGCTGGTGCCGCGCGGAGCGCGAGCGTCCGGCGGCGTCGCCAGCGCAACAGCGGCGAGCGACTCCACGAACGGCTGGAAAGCCGCGACGGTGACGATTCCAGGGTTCTGCGACTTGCCGCTGCGGATGTTCCACAGCGTGCCGACCGGCACGCCGGAGAGCTCGGAGAGCTTCTCCAGCTGCGGCTGACGCAGCAAGCCAAGCGCAGCAGCGACCTGGGCCAGAGAGGGGACGGGTGGGATCATCATGGCCGGAAGCGTAGCAGAAGTGCGGCGCGTGGTCCAATCGGACGACTCGCGCGCTCGCAGAAACGGTTATGCACAGGCATGACGCTAGGTAGAGTGCGGACTTCTCCACAAAAGCCACGCGAAATAGTCCAGATTGACCGTTGACTGTTGGCTGGCAGATAGGCAGAGTAAGGCCATCGCGCAACCCCGCGCGGAACCAGGAGCCAAAGATGAACACCGCCACCACCTCCCGCAAGCCTGCAACCCCAAGCAAGGCGATCCAGCAGCGCACCGAGATGCTCACGGTGATTGCAGCCAAGCACCTCAGCCTGGAGACGCTCGAGACGCGCATGTCCGACGGCCTGGACTTCAGCGACCAAGCGGTGTGGAGCATCAAGGCTGCGCTCGAGGCAGCGTACGAAGCCGGCGCGAACGCGATGCTGGCCGCTCTGAGCAAGTGAGAGAGGACGCAGCATGAGCACCATCAAGCCGCGCCTCGTCAGCACGAACCTGCGCCGCGCCAGCGGCACCTGGGTCCGCCTCTGCCCGACTTGGTTCTGCACCGGCATGCCGGCGCGATGGACCAGCACCGAGCAGGCCGGCTGACCGCACCCGCGAGCCCGGCGCGTCCGGGCTTGGGAGTGCGGCCACCGGCCGCCACCACAGGAGCCACGATGAACACCAGCAAGACATCCAGCGCCACCTTCGCGCAGAAGTACCCCGCGTACATGGACCCCGAGACCGCGAAGCGCACGATCGAGCTCGGCCGCGCGCTGCGCGCCCAGCTCCAGCGCCGGCGGCAGTCGGTCACCATCACGGTCGATGCGACGCGCCTGCAGGCCGCGCTGCGCCGCGCGCAGCACTCCACCAGCGGGAGCGCAGCGTGAGCGCCGCCGAGCAGAGCCGCTGCAGCCTCGGGCCCTGGCGCGCCATTCGCTGCGCCTCCAGCTGGCGCATCTACGACCAGCAGGGCAACGCGATCGCCAGACTGGCCACCACCGAGATCACAGAGCCGCGCCGGGCCTACGATGCCCGCCTGATGGCCCGCGCTCCCGAGCTCGAGATGATGTTGGCCGAGTGCGCCGGGATGCTCGGCGCGGCTGCCGACAGCCTGAAGGGCCGCGGCGCCCTCCGGCCGGACGCCGAGCCGGTGCTCCGCGAGCAGCAGCAGAAGTGCATCGCCCTGCTGCGCGCGATCGCGGTCGCTCCGACGGAGAACGCCGGATGAGCGAGCTGCGCCTCCACCTCGCACGCGAGGCTGCCCTCCACGCCGCCTGGGAAGCGTTCCTGGCGGACGTTCCCATGACCTGGATCCGAGCATGAAACTCCACTGCGCCCGCTACACCATCCCCACCCGCATGCCGCTCTGGCAGCGCCTCTGGAACCTGTATCAGCTGCACCGGCTGCGCGAGCAGCTCAAGTGCCTGCAGGATGAGCGCGACGGCTACCTCCAGGCCGCCACGATGCCCGGCTCCGAATTCAAGCTGGGGCCGAAGTACCTGGAGAACTGCGCCGAGCAGGAGCGCCAGCTGCAGGCGCGCATCGCGGTGCTGGAGGTCATGTCATGAGCGACGACGACCCGACAGTGATCGACCAGGCGGCGCGCGAGGCCTTCGTGCTCGAGCTCCGCGCGCTGACGCTGAAGCATGGCATCGCGATCGAGGGATGCGGCTGCTGCGGTTCGCCCTACCTGACCAGAGACGTCCCGGTGACGGATCCGCGTTCCGGGTACGCCATCAGCGCTCGCTCGGAGCACCTCGCCTGGGTTGACCCGAGCCGCGACATCAACTGGCGCCACCGCCAGCGCGAGCTCGTGACAGCAGCGCCGGCCGCAGCACCAGGGAGCGCCGACTGATGGCCCGCGCGCGCACGAAAGAGCCGGATCGCCGCACCTTCCTCGGCGGCACCGATGCGCCAGCGGTGCTCGGCGTCAGCCCCTGGATGACCGCGGTCGACCTGTGGCGCCTGAAGACGGGACGGGTGAAGCCGGAGCCGGATCCCGAGCGCGACCGGCGCCTCGAGCGCGGCAAGCGCCTCGAGCCGTTCATCTGCGAGATGGTGGTCGACAAGCTGCGCGACCAGGGCCACGAGGTCAAGGTGCTGGCGCGCAACGAGCGGTACACCCACCCGAGGTACCCGTTCCTGAAGTGCGAGATCGACCTGGAGCTCGAGGTCGACGGCGAGCACGTGACCAGCGACGCGAAGTCGGTCGGCGGCCAGGCCCGCCACCGCTGGGGCCAGGAGGGCACCGAAGACATCCCGATCGACTACGCCGCGCAGTTCATGGACGGCCTGATGATCACCGGCCGCCAGCGCTGCCTTGCCGCCGCGCTGCGCAGCTTCGATGACGTCGACATCTTCTGGCTGACGCGCGACGAACAGACGATCCAGGGCATGGAGAGCAAGATGGTCTCGTTCTGGCAGGACCATGTCGAGCGCGACATCCCGCCGGACCCGGTCAACTTCTCCGACCTGCGCGCCCTGTTCGAGAAGCCGGAGCCGCGCCGCGTCGAGGCGACGCCCGAGATCCTCGAGGCGGTCCAGGAGCTCGGCCAGATCAAGGGCCGGATCGAGGCGCTCGAGGCGCGCGAGGAACACCTGCGGTTCACCATCGCCAAGCACATGGGCCCGGCCGAGACGCTGGCCAGCGGCGTCCGCGACTTGATGTCCTGGGCCACCGAGAGCCGCGCCCGCTTCGAGCTCGACCGGTTCAAGCGAGAGCACCCCGACTGGTACGCGCTGTACCTGAAGACCACCAGCACCAGAGTGCTGCGCCGCGCGCGATCGCGGTCGGCCGGCGCCCGATGATTCACCACCACGAGAGGAAAGCACGATGAGCAAAGACGCACTGCGAGCTGCCGCCACCGGCAGCGTCGCAGAACCCCCGAAGACGATCTTCCAGTACCTCGATGACGCCCGGGTCAAGCAAGGCATCGCCGCGGTCGCCGGCAAGTACCTCACCGCCGAGCGCATGCTCCGGCTGTGCGTGATGGCGGTGAAGAAGACCCCGAAGCTGGCCGCCTGCGATCCGGCGACGGTGCTCGGCGCCATGATGACCAGCGCCGCCCTCGGCCTCGAGCCGAACACCGTCCAGCAGCAGGCCTTTCTGATCCCGTACAGCACGCGCCGCAAGCTGCCGAACGGCCAGTGGGGAGACGTCCTCGAGTGCCAGTTCCAGATCGGCTACCGCGGCTTCATCACCCTGGCGTACCGCTCGCCGCGCGTGAAGCGCCTGATGGCCGAAGCGATCCACGCCGGCGACCACTTCAAGCACCGCCTCGGCTCCGGCACGTTCCTGGAATACGAGAAAGCGCTGGTCGACCGCGGCGCGCTCATCGGAGCGTTCAGCTACGTGCAGCTCGAGGATGGCGGAGAAGTCGCCTGCGTGCTGCCGCTTGAGGAAGTGCTGAAGATCCGCGGTCGCAGCGAGACGTACAAGACCCTGGTGCGCTACGTGGAGAACGCCCAGACCGACCAGGACCGGGCAAAGGCACAGGCGAAGCTGGACGACACGCCCTGGGTCCTCTGGGAGGATGACATGGCGGCGAAGTCGGCGATCAAGAAGCACGCGAAGCTGCTGCCGATCGCATCCAACGACGCGCTGGCGGTGGCCGCCGAGGTCGACAACCGGGCCGAGGGCGGCGGCTTGGACCTCCGCGCGATGACCACGGTCGAGCAGGTGCGCGAGGTCTTCGAGGAAGGCGGAGAGCCGCCGGCGCTGCCGGACGGTACCGCCGAGCAGGAAGCCAGCCGCGAGGCCTTCGGAACGGTGGCGCGCGGCAACCAGCAAGCCACCGCCACACCAGCGGCGGCGCCGGCCGAGCCGGAACGCAACCAGGCCGCGGCCAGCGGCGGTGGCAAGCGCAAGCCGCCCGCAGCAGCGGCGCCGGCTGCAGCCGCGCCGGCAGAGCCGCAGCGCACCTACGCCGAGATCGCCGATGCGATCAAGGCGGCGAAGGACCTGGACAGCGCCCTGCTCGAGCTCGACGGCGCGCGGCACCTGCCGCCCGACCAGGCGAAGGACCTCAAGGCGATGGTCGACCGCATGTTCAGCGGAGACTGAGCGCCAGCAAGATCCGCCCGATAGGGCATACGACGGAGAGAGTGAACGATGAGCAAGATCAACCTCGGCGACGAAGCGAAGGACCGCGTCTCCGGCTTCCAGGGTGTCTGCGTGGCCATCACGCAGTGGATCAGCGGCTGCGCGCGCCTGACGCTCCAGCCGCCGACCGGCAAGGACGGCAAGATCCCCGAGGCCCAGACCTTCGATGAGCCGATGCTCCAGCTGGTCAAGGCGGCCAAGGTCGCACAGGGCCCGATGAAGACCGGCGGCCCGCGGCCGGAGCCCGCGCGCGCACCGGCGGCCAAGCGCTGACAGTTTCCGGGTGGGTGAGAGCAAGCGCTCTGAGGGGAGTTGGATGGCTCCTGGTCCCCAATAGTCCGGCGTCGCGTCCGGCCCCACCCTCCACCACCAGCACCATCACCACCACGATCGGAGAACCATGTTCGAACTCCTCGCACCTACCAAAGCGAAGCTGCTGGACGTCGTCGTCCTCAGCCAGAAGAATCGGCAACCGGATGAGAACCCCGGCGCGAAGCTGAACTTCGAGATCGCCCTCGCGGCGGACATCCTCGATGCCTTCGACCCGAAGCTGCGCGTGATGCTGTTCATGAAGGGCAGCGGCAGCGAGAGCGCCAAGCAAGCCGCGCTCGACGGCATTCCCGCCGCGTCCGATACCCCGAACCTGACGGGCATCGGCATGAAGATCGGCAAGTTCCCCTGGAAGCAGGAGCTCTCCGGCTACACCCTGGTCATCGACCACGGCATGGGCGGCAAGAAATCCGACCTCGAGATCAGCGACGGCATGCTGTCGAACTGGCGCTTCACCCCGAAGGAAGGTGGCACCTTCATCGCCAGGATGAGCTACGAGAGCGCGAACGTGACGGAAGCACAGTTCGGCCGGCTGGCCAAGATGAAGTCGCGCGACATCGAGGTCAAGTTCTTGCCGCCGGAGGAAGCGCAGCAGCAGCTCCCGGGCGCGACCACCCAGCCGAACAAGGGCGACGGCTCCTGGCCTTTCCCGGGCAAGGGAGCAGCGCCAAGCGAGGCGCCGCCGCAGTCGACCACCACCGAAGTCGTGAAGGGCAAGCCTGCCGCGAAGAAGACCGCCGCGGCGAAGACGAAGCCCGCGGACAAGGCCAGTGCACAGGCAGCAGCCGCCACCGGCGCGTTCGTCGCCTCGGCCACCGGCAGCAAGGCCCACTGACCATGAGCAGCCTGCCGAACCGGCTGTTCCGGCGCGGCGCCGGCGTGCCGGGCATGCGCCTGACGCGCCGCAAGGGACACCTTGTGATCGACGTCCACGCCACGGTCGACGGTCGCAAGGTCTCCACCAGCTACCCCTGCCGGTCGGCAGGGCCGCTGGCGGCAGCCGAGCGAGCGGTGAAGTTCCGCGAGCAGCACACCGGCGTGCCGTACCCCTTCAGCCCGCGCCAGGCCTGGATTCGCCTGCGCGCCCACGGAGAGTCGTGATGAACCCAGACACCGGTCACCTGTTCCGACTGCGCCGCGGAGAAGACGCGCCCGCCGGCACCGAGGTCCTGCCCGCCGACTTGCACCAGATCGCAAACCTCAAGATCAGGCGCGACCCCGATGCCAAGGTCAACCTGAAGTCCAGCACGCCGCTGGCCAAGTGGGCGAAGAAGAAGCGCCTCGAGCGCATCGCCGCGAAGTCCCGCCGGCGCAACCGCAAGTAGAACCACCAGGAGCCACCATGAATGACCATGCCAAGCGGCGCCAACCGCTCCCACCCCGAGATCCAGCCAGGAGCGACACCGAGCAGGGCCTGTTCCAGAAATTCATCGTCACCCGCACCGACGGCTCGAGCGGCCCGGGCGGCAAGCACGAACACTGCGAGTACTTCGTTCTCGACATCGACCACGACCAGCACGCCATGCCCGCGCTCGAGGCCTACGCCCGCACATGCGCAGCGACGCACCCCGAGCTCGCGGTCGACCTGCAGCAGCGATACGGGCTGCCGGTGGACGCCACTATGCCGCCGACGGCCGAGCAGGTGCTGCGCCGGCGCGCTCACGCGATCGGCATCGCACGCGACATCGCCGATGCATTCAACCGGGAACACAGCGATTGGGCGAACAGTGGCCCACTGTTCCGCAAGCTGGTCGATGAGCTGCTGACCGAGTCGGAGCTCGTGCGCGCGATCGCCGCGTGGCACCGGGCCACCGAGCGCATGGTGGACGGCACGCCGCCCGGACACGAGGTCGAGAGCGACCGCAGCATCAGCGACCGCGCGCGAGGCCTGCTGGCCCAGCTCGAGGCGCTCGGCATTCGCAGCGTCCTGAGCGCGCACCACGAGGAATGGTGGCGGATCCACGGCGACCACGAGCGCCTGCAGCGCGAGGTCCTGCAGGTGCTGCACGACGGCCTGCGGGCCCGCCAGCGTGCCGCCGGCGGACTGGTCAGCCAGGCGCAGAGCGATGCCGCGGTCGAAGCGCTGGCCAGCGCCGAGATGCCGCACGCGGTACCGGGCCGAGCTCGCGATCTGGCCGCATGCCTGGAGAACTTCAGCCGCACCAGCCGGATGGGCGGTTCCTGGACCGTTGGCATGGCGGTTGACTTCCTCCAGCAGGTGGCTGACCACTGGAACCGACGCCCGGCAGCTGGCATGAATCTTTCCAGGGAGAGAGCGCCCGCGGTGCACGCCACACCGGTGCTACTCGAGACGACCGCGCTATGGGCGGGAGCGCAGACCAGCCAGAGCGACGGCGCCGTGCACTTCACCCGCGAGGCCTGGGAGAAGTTCGTGCAGGCCCTCGGCGCCGAGCCGCCGCTCGAGATCCTGGTCAGCCCGACCGATAGCGTGCGTGCCGACCAGGTGCACCAGCGGTGCGCCGAGCGCGGCTGCCAGGAAGCGCTGACCTGCCCGGCCGGTCGGTGCGTGATGTTCGACCGCCAGCAGCCCTGCGGCTGCCGCGAGGGCGAGTGCGAGAGCAAGCCCGATCGCGCCTGCAGGATGACTCGCGAGATCCAGGAAGGGGGACACCAGTGAGCAAGCCGAAGTACTCGTGCGACGCGCCAGACCAGGCGCGCCTGAAGACCGCACGCCTCGAGATCGAGGCCATCCTCCAGAAGCACGACCTCGCCGGCGCGGTGGTGCTGCACACCCCCGGCATGGCGGAATGGTTCTATCAGGTGAACCCGAGCTACTCCTGTCTGACCATTGATGAGGCCGCTGGAATCGCCAGGGTGCGGTCGAAGCTGGCCGACTACGGCGGCGACCAGGCGGCGCAGGTGCACGACTTGACCGCCACCGCAAATATGGCCGCCGCGATCTACGGGAACCTGCATCACGGCGCGCGCATGTTCCTGGAAGTGCAGCGCGTGGTCGACCGCGCCACGCGTGCAGCGCACGAAGCGCCGCGATTCGTGCCCGACCCCATGGAAGGAAAGCGCCAATGAGCCTGCCCTACGAAACCGCGACCAGCGGCGACAAGGCCCTCGCCGAGCTCCAGCGCGTGCTCCAGAAGTTCGGGTGTCAGAGCTTCGGCACGATGGTCGACCAGGAGAAAGGATCGACGCTGGTGCAGTTCCGCTGGCGCAACCGGACGGTCAGCCTCGAGGCGAGCTGGAAGGGCTACGCCGCCGCCTCGAAGCGCGCGCACCCGCACACCTACCGGTCGACCAGGAGCGTCGCCGAGCACGACCGGAAAGCGCTCGAGCAGGCCCAGATTAGCGTCTGCAGCGTGCTCCGGGATTGGGTGAAGGGCCAGGTGACGGCGATCGAGTGCGGCGTGATGAGCTTCGAAGCCGCGTTCATGCCGCACATGCTGCTCCAGGACGGTCGCCGCGTGCTGGACAAGGTCCAAGCCGACAACCTGCTGCCGGCGCCGGAGACTACGCCATGAGCGAGATGCGCGCATCAATGCCGGCGGCCGTCAAAGGCCTGCGCCTCGGAGAGCATCCAGAACCGCACGCCGTCTGGTCGCTCGAGGAAGCCGCCTGGATCGAACAGCGCGACCAGCAGTGGCGACTGTGGGCCGAAAGCGCCGCCCCAGCGCCAGCAGCGCATCCGCGCCAGTTGGTGAGCGTGAGCAGCATCGACGTGGAGCGCCTGATTGCCGAGTGCTTGCCCGGCGGCTCTGTGTGCGACCCGCAGGCCGTGGCCGACAACATCCGGCGCTACTGCAATGCTTGGCCAGGTGCAGCGCCAGCAGCGCAGCCGCTGACGGAAGCCCCGGCCGAACTTCGCGGGCTCGACACTGCGAGCCGGGTGCGGTTCTACGAGCACGACTTCTACGTGCTGTCGAACTTCAGCGCCTTCACCCTGTACTGGCGTGGGCTGCGCTTCGACACCAGCGAGGCCGCCTATCACTTCGAGAAGTTCACCGACTCGGATGGCGCAATGGCTGACGTTGCCGCGATCCGGCACGCCATCCTCAAGGCGCCGTCAGCGCATGAAGCTTTCAAGATCGCCGAGCGCAACAAGGCTCACCGCCGCCCCGATTGGGACGACGTGAAGGTCGGGATCATGCTCGACATCCTGCGCGCCAAGGCGCAGCAGCACGAGTACGTGCGCCGCAAGCTGCTGGACACTGGCATCCGCGAGCTTGTCGAGGACTCCTGGCGCGATGACTTCTGGGGTTGGGGGCCGAACCGCGACGGCAAGAACATGCTCGGCCGCCTCTGGATGCAGGTACGCGCCGAACTGCGCGCAGCAGGAGCCACCCATGCCTGGGACACCCAAACCGAATTTTGTTGGCTGGTAGAAGAGTTCGCGCCGAACGGCAACAGCACCGGCCGCTACATGCTGGACATGGGTTCTCTTGCCATCACTCACGACGTGTATGCGGCGCGTAGGCTGCGGCGCGAGCAGTCAGCAGGCTTCCGAGCGCTGGACATGAAGGAACGCCACGGAGGCGACTGGCGGCCTGTGGAGCACGGCTTTGAGCCCGCCCCAGCAGCGCAGCCGGCGATGCCGGAGCCGGTGGCCCTGGTCCAGTTCCTGGAAGGCCTGCTTTCGACCTGGGGCCGCCCGCCGACCGAGCAGGAGCTCCGCGCTGCAGCTCACGCGCTGACGGCGCGCGCCGACCGGATCGCCTGCGCCAGGACTCAGGAGAGCGACGGTGCGTGAGCGACCTGTCCTCTTCACCGGCGCCATGGTGCGCGCCATCCTGTCGGGCCAGAAGACTCAGACCCGGCGCCTGTGCAAGCTGCCCATGCGCTCGAGCATGCCGGAACCTGAGCTGCTGTCCCTGGTGCAGCAGTGCCCCTACGGAACGATCGGAGACCGCCTGTGGGTGCGCGAGACGCAGCTGGACCTCGGCGCATGCCGCCTCTATCGAGCCGACCAGAACGCCGAGCAGGAGCGCCAGCTGGTCGCTCCGCGGCAGAAGTGGGTGCCGAGCATTCACATGCCGCGCAGCGCGGCGCGGATCATCCTCGAGGTCACCGGGATCCGCGTCGAGCGCCTGCAGGACATCAGCGAGGCGGACGCGCGCGCGGAGGGTGTGCGGCCGGAGCCGCGATGCCTCCAGGAAGACGACACGGATGCCTTCCGCCGCATCGGGCCGGTGCGCGACGCCAGCTTCCCGATCGCCAGGTACGCCGCGCTCTGGGAATCGATCAACGGTCCGGGCAGCTGGGCGGCTAATCCGTTTGTCTGGTGCGTCAGCTTCAGGCGCGTTGAACCATGAGGCGCTGCTCCTGCTGCCGAGTTGAGAAGGCGCTCGACCAGTTCTACGGCGACGCGCGACGGCCAGACGGCCTGAAATCACAGTGCAAGACTTGCCATTGCAAAGGGTCCATCGCCACGCGAGATCCTGAGCGGACGCGCCGATCACGAACGGCATCTGCGCGACGCACGCGAGCCGCGTATCCCGAAAGATTCCGCTTGCGGGAGCGCTTGGCGTCCAAGCGGAGAGTGAAGTCGGAGAAGACTGCGGCTAGGACAGCGCTCAACGCGGCGGTTCGGTCTGGCGCGCTGCAGCGCCCTGATCGCTGTCAACAGTGCACGCAGATTGCGAAGGTGCACGGCCATCACGAAGACTACGGCCAGCCGCTGCAGGTTCGTTGGCTTTGCCCGCAGTGCCACGCGGACGTCCATCGAACGGAGACATGATGCCCATCAAGCCTGAGAACCGCAACCGCTACCCCGCGCATTGGCCGGAGATCCGGCTGCAGATACTCGAGCGCGCGCACTGGCGCTGCGAGCACCCGGAGTGCGGCGCGCACCAGTACGCCATCGGACGCTGGCAGCTGAAAGACGACGGCTCGCCGCGCTGGGAACCGATCAAAGGGAACACGCCGGCCACGACACAGCAGGATCGGACCATGCACCGCGCCGGAGTCGGCCAGGACTCCGCCGGCAACCCCTGGACCTACGCGGCAGCCCGGGCCTTCCTGAAGGAATACGCCTGGGAAGACCCTCAGCCCATCATCATCGTCCTGACGGTGGCGCACCTGAACCACCAGCCCGAGGATTGCCGCCCGGAGAACCTGCGCGCATGGTGCCAGCGGCACCACCTCGCCTATGACCTCGAGCACCACCAGCAGAATGCACGCGCGACCAGGCGCGCCCGCCGTGCGATCGGCGAGCTGTTCTGACCACCAGGAGAACCCATGCAGCACCTCACCATGACCCTGAGCAAGCTGGCCAGCAGCGGCGAGCCGCAGGAGCTCTTCGCCGGCCTGCTGCGCCAGGACGGCCGCATCACGCTCATCGCCGACGAACAGCCGGCGGCCGCGAACATGGCCGCCTCGGTCGAGATCGACCGCACCGAGGCGATCCGGCTGATCAACCACCTGCGCCAGGTGTTCGGCATCGGCCGGCAGGAGCTCGCCGAGATCCAGCCGTGAGCACGAAAGACATCAGCGACCTGCAGGTGCTCGAGGCCTGCCGCGACTGGCCGGCAGCGGTGACCTTTGCCGACCTCCTGCTGGCGGCCCGGCACCAGCAGCACCCGAAAGTCGCGTTCCGCGCGCTCGAGCGCGCCGCGCGCCGCGGGCTGATCGAATACGGCGTCAGCCTGCGCACGGCATGGGTCACGGCCGCCGGCGCAGAGCTGCTCCAGCAGCACGGCCGCCCGACGGAGCGCCAGCGCGCCGAGCCGAACGGCGACGGCTGCATCGGCCTCCAGGTGCTGTGCAGCACCGGCGGCGAGCTCCGCCAGGCTTGGTACCAGCCGGTGCGTCTGGAGCTCTGGAAAGAGCACCGGGACCGGCCCGGCTTCACCCTGATGCTGCAGACCGACCTGCGCATGCTGCTGGGCCCGGACGACCTCCAGGTGCTCGCGATGGCGCCCTACACCCTGCCGGCCGAACAGCCGACGGTCTGACCCGTTCCACGTGGAACCCCCATGGTCGCGGGGGTGCGCAGTGCTTCACGCTCTTCCGCTTGCTTATATGCGAGCGCAGTCGCATAGTGAAGACATCGACAACGCACCAGGAGCCAACGATGCAAACCCTCGAAGCGACCTACACCACCGAGAGCCAGGCGGAGACTTTCTGCCACACCTTCAACCGGTACGTCAGCCGCGGCCAGACCGCCAGCTGGCGCCGGGTTGGCCCGGGCCAATACGAAGTCTGGGTCTCCCTGGTCTGAGAGGGAGAGCAGCATGGCCACGGTGATCTACAGCTGCAAGCACTGCAAGGTCGGCAAGCGAGTCGACTACCCCCAGCGCGACCAGGCGCGCGCCAGCTGGTGGCGCCCGGGCGGCGCGGAGGGCCGCGTCTACCCGGGCAGCTACGTGCACTACGCGAAGCGGGGCGGCAGGTTCAATGTCGGCGACGGCGTCTGCAGCGAGTGCGGCCGCGCGATGACCTGGGGATTCCTGCAGGCTTGGACGAACCCGAGCACGAAGTGCGACGCCCGCTGCGAGCACGCGCGCGGCTTCAAGTGCGACTGCAGCTGCGGCGGAGAGAACCACGGCTCCGGCTGGGGCGGCCTCTTCACCGGCCTGCTGGCAGCCTGACCAGAACCCCCCTCTTCAGGGGGGATCAACTGCGCATTGTTGCGCGGTTCTTGGCTTGCTTATGTGCGAGTGTCGGCCCATAGTGGAGCCATCGACACACACCACGCAGGAGCCGCAACATGACCAGCCAAGCCTACCAGAAAGCCCTCGTCGAGCACGACGCCGCCATGGCGATCTTCCACCGGGTGCGCGACGACTACCGGGCCGGCCGCGCCACCGATGACGAATTCCTGGCCGCGCGCGCACGATTCGCCGCCGCCACCGCGGTCTACGACGCCGCCTTCGCCCTCGAGGCGGAGCGCGGAGAGCAAGCCTGAGCCGGAGAGCACGATGACCAGCCAAGCACTCGCCTCCGGCCGCAAGATGGCCGAACAGCTGCACCACGCAAGCACCCTGCAGGAGCTGGACTCGCTCTACCTCGAGTGGGTCGGGTACAGCATCGTCCAGGATGACCCGGAGATCACGGTCGACGCCTTGAACGACATGCTGCAGGGCTACCTGAACGAGGTCCTGGCCAGCACCGGCGTGGCCTGGATCGATGCCCATGCCGAGCTCCCCGCGGATGCGAACGGAGGTGCGGCATGACCCTGACCGAACGCCTCCAGGCCGCCTACCGCGCCCACGCCGCCTGCAGCCGGCGGCACGACCTCGCCGGAGCCTTGCTGGCCAAGAGCCGCATAGCCGCCATCAAGGCCCAGATCCAGAAGCGCCTCGAGCAGCGCGCCGGCGCCCAGGGCTGAACTTCACCACCACCAGGAGCCAACGATGAAGACACTGCATCCGTCCCAGACACCGGAGTATTGGGAGCGCCTCGCACTCGAGGAACGCACCCTTGCCGCCAGCGAGCGTAGCCTCCCCTGGGTGACCACCGAGAGCACCCGTGTGCGCGAGCAGAACGCGCGCGAATACGAGGAAACGGCGCGCCGCCTGCGCGAGGGAGAGGCAGCATGAAATTCCACGACTGGAACGAGACGCTGGGCCTGTCCCTGGTGACCGACGAAGACGGATCCAACTGGCGATACGAGCGGCAGCGTCCGACCGGCTGCGCGCCGCTCGAGGCGACGCCGAGCTGGCTGCTCCGCCAGGGCCACTACGTCGCCAACGCGATCGCGCAGGGCCTCGTGATCGTCGGCCGGCGCATCGAGCTCGTGCCGCAGGACTGGAAGCGGCACGCCGGGCGCGATCCCAGGTGGGAGGGCCGGTGTATGACCGGCGCCGGCTGAACTTCCACGCCCCCCATCAATGAGGGGGGTCTCCTGCGGAATTGTCCCGCATCTTTGGCTTGCATATGTGCCAGCTATGGCGCATCGTAGAGCCATCGCAACGACAGACACCCAGGAGCCGAACATGACCAGCAGCACCGCACGCAAGCAAAGCGCCGCCGAAGCCTACGCCGCCCGCCGCGCCGCGATCGAAGCGCACCTCAGCACGATCGACCTCGGCCTCGAGCGCCACGAGAAGCGCCAGGCCGCGGACGCGCGGAATTGGGCTTCGCCGGCGACCTCGCCGAAGTCGAGCGCCTCCTCGCGGAAGCCGCCCGGATCCTCGGCGCCAAGCAAGCCGCCTGAACCACCATCCACCCGCACCAGGAGCCCGACCATGCAAGCCACCAGCACCGCCAGCACCAGCGCCGCCAAGCCGGCACCGCGCCGCGAGCGCACCACGATCGAGACGAACCGGTTCTACCGGAGCCACCTGCGCCAGCCCAGCGGCCGCGGAAGCTGGCTCTTCGAGAACCGCGCCGGCGAGGTCCTGTTCCACTGCAACGACACCTACGCCGCCGCGCGCAAGGCCGCGATCGCCTGGGGCACCGAGCAGGGCATCGACGTCCTCTACACCTGCCCCTGAGCAAGCCCGCCAGCACCACCACCGGGAGCCACGAATGAACATCCAGCTCAGCCGCGCGCTGACCATCCTGGCGCGAGCCGAAGCGCTCGAGCACGACCTCCACGCGGAGCGCGCCGCGATGCGCGCACCCAGCGAGTGCAGCGCGCTGATCCGCCGCGGCCAGGCGCGCCGCGACCGCCTCGCCCGCAAGCACGCCGAGAGCGAGGCCCGGCGGCCCCTGCGGCTGATCCAGCGCGAGGCCCAGCGCCGCGCCGGATTCACCCCCTGCAGCGCGGATCCGAAGTGGCAGGCGATCGTGGGCCGGTGCTGCCGGTTCGGGCGATGAGCGCCATGGACCCCGCCCTGCGCCGGCTGCAGCGCCGCCTCGAGCGCTGGGAACTTGAGCACCTGCGCAACCACGCTGCCGAGCTGGCCGCCCAGGTCGAAGACCTCCAGCAGCGCCTGGATGCCGCCGAGAGCGCCGCCGACTTCTGGTGGCAGCAGGCGGAGAACCTGCGCGAGAGCGCCGCCGCCGACGGCCTGCAGCTCGGCCTTACGGTCGACGGGCACGCTCACGTGCTGGCGCCTCGGGAGGGCCAGCATGCATGACCTTGAACAGCGAGTGAATGAGCTGATGGGCGAACTGGCGCAGAAAGAACTCGAGCGCATGCGGCTGGCCGAAGCCTTACGTTTGATCCTGATCGCCGAAGCCTGCGTAGATGCGTCTAAGACCAGGCGCGACCTAAACACCGCCGCGAAGCACCGGCAGGTCAACGCAGCGATCGCTGAAAAGTATCGCGCGCTCGAGCGAGGCAGCCTGCTGCTTCGGAGCATGGGCCTATGAGCCGACTCAGCATCGCGGAGTTTGAGGCCTTGCCCGACGTCACGCCTGCCTGGGGCCGGAAGCGCATCCAGGTCGACGGCCGGCAGGTCGACGTCCCGACGATGATCGAACCCGGCGCGGCCCTGATGACCACCGAGCGCGACGGCATGTTCATGGATCCCCGCGACGGCTCCGCCTGGATGGTTGGCTGGGTCGACGGCGTCCGGGTGCGCCGGCGCGCGGGGACCTGAGCATGGCCACCAGGATCAAGCCGCCGGCGGTGCTCGAGCAGCCGCTGACCTTCACGCGGGCCGACCCGGCGGAGCTCGAGCGATTCGACCCGGCAACGAAGATCTGCTCGATGAACTGCGGGCCGCACCGAGACGACCCACGCACGCCAGCGGAGCGGAAGCTGCTCTGTACGGAGTGCTGGCCTAACGCGGAGCTAACCGGCCGCCGTGGTGGATGACAGCGAGCGGAGGACCGCCTATAGGCGGTCCGGTTCAGCGCACTGTTGGGCGGCGGCCACGTAGGAGCAACGACATGGACATGCAGCAACTGAGGCGACGCCACATAGCGGCCACAGCGCGCCGGCTGGCCCGCGCCAAGGCCGAGCAGGAGTACAGCGAGTACATGCACGCCCAGGCGGCCATGGATGATGACTGGTGGGACGACGATGGCCCCGAGCGAGACACGACGTGCCACGTTTGCGGAGGCAGCGGAGGCGACCCGTGGAACGATGGGATCACGCCCTGCGAGCACTGCGACGGGGAAGGCTACGAGTGGTGGCAGTGAGCACGACGCCCAACCAGGAGATCACCGGCGCGTAGCGTCCGGTGGATCGGACGTTAGGCCCGGCCGGTCACGGCGCCGGCTTCAGCGCGCGGTACTGCCGCTCGCAGACGTCGCGGGCCCTGGCGGCACCGTCTGCAAACTCGATAGTTCCCGCTTCAGCCTCGTCCAGCCTTCGGCGCAGGTAGGCTGACAGATCGCGGGCCTCGGTGGCTCCAGGGCCTCCGCCGCCAGCTCCGGGATCGCCGCCACAGGCACGGGCTTCGAGAGCGGCGAGACGGTCGCGCAGCTCGCCAGCAGCAGACTGCTGCTCGAGCAGAGCAGCGCGAGCACGCGCCGCGGCTTTCCTGGCTTCATCGATTGCCCCCTTCTTCTCCGCCTCGCGCTGCTGGGTGGCAGCCTTGGCTTCAGCCGCACTGGCGGCACGCTCGGCGACGGCCGCCGCCTTGGCCGCTTCGAAGTCGGCGCGCACCTGCCGCTCCTGGTGCCGGTGCCAGCCGCCCCAGGCCAGCACCGCGGCGAGCACCCAGGCCCAGGTCGGAATGCCGCTGGCCAGCGCGAGCGCGGCTCGGATCACGACCAGCCCTCGGAGCGCTGCTCGCGGCGCTTCGACAGGATCCACCAGCCCACGGCGATCAGCGCGATGGCCAGCAGGCCGCCAGGCGGGATGCCGACGAAATCGGCCACAGAGCCGACCAGGCCGCGGATGGCACCCAGCGCACCCTGGACCGGCTCGAGCGCAGCCTTGGCCCCGTCCGCGGCCGCGGTGACCTCCTGCAGCACGGGAGCCATCTGCGTGGCCGCAGTGACCGCGCCGGCGCCGATGGTGACGGCAGAGCCCTGCGCGATGGGAGAGCGCGCCAGGCTGGACTCGGCCTCCACCGCCTGCGGCATGCGATCGACGCCGAGCTCCGGCGTGAGGTACAGCGCTGCCTCGCGCGCGCGCCGCGCGGTCAGCCCGTCTAGGACCTCGCGCTTCCCGGTGCGCGGGTTCTTGGCCTTGTTCCACAGGGCGAACGCACGCGCCGCCGCCTGCCGGTTGCCGGCGTTGTGCTGCCGGAGCACGGTCGACCGCGCCAGAGCCGCCAGGCCGATGTTGTACGCGAGCACGACCAGCGCGCCCAGCTCGTTGGGCGACGGCTCGACCTTGCAGAGGTCGCGCACCGCGCGCACGCGCTCCTGCAGGTCCTCGAGCAGCCACGCGTCGGCCTGTTCCTTGGTGCACCGGTCGCCCGGGCGCACGCCGTCGGTCTCGCCCCAGCCGATCGTCCAGACGCCGGCCGGGCACCGGTAGGCAACCGGCGCGAAGCCGCCGTCCGGGCCCTGCTCGTACTCCGCCAGGAGAGCGACCGCCTCGAGCGGGATCGGCCACTCGAGCGCCGGATCCGGGAGAACGAACGGCCGCCTCACGGCTTGCCCCTGCCGCCGGCGACGTGGCGCAGCGCGCCAGGCGGGACCTGCTGCACTCGAGCGGTGCCGGCCGGCGGCGCGGATCGCCACCGCTTCACGCTCATGAGCAGGAACACCAGCACGCCGGCGCTGGCGCAAGCCGCCGCCCACTCGGAGTGCTGCGCGAACGAGAGCAGGATCGAGCCGAACATGGCCACGGCGAGCACTGCGTGCTGCACGAACACCGCCAGCGAGGTCACGCCGCGCATCATCTTTGCCACGCGGCAACCGAGCATGACGCAGACGAAGCCGGCGACGGCCACGTTGATCACCACCGGCAGGTGGTAGAGCGCCACGGTCCAGAGCGCCTCGAGCACATCGGTCGCGTTCATGGCTTTACTCCTCGCACTGCGCGCCAGACGTCGAGCAGCATGTCGAAGCCTTGGCGCCACTTGTCTGGGAGCGCAGCGATCGCCAGGGACACCGGCAGCAGCAGGCCGGTGTACGCGAAGCCCGCGGTGCCGTCCAGCGCCACGGCGAAGGGGACGGTGAAGCCGACCGAGCCGATCAGGCTGACCACCACGTACACAAGGGTGGGCATGCGCGCGTTCTCGTCGCGCCGGTACAGCCCGATCAGCAGCCCGGCGAACCACCCGAGCAGGATCAGAGCGTAAGCGGCGACGAACTGAGCCGCGATCGGGCCCCAGATGAAGCCGGCGATCGCCAGGATCGCGGCGAAGGCCGAGACGTCGACGTCGGGAGGTTGAGGCGGAGTGGCAGGCATGGCAGGCCCTCGAGGATCAGTGAGCAGAGCTCGAGCCTTGCGGCCCGAAGCGTTGCCGGAAGTATCCGCGATGCATGGGCCTTCCGCCTCCTGCAAGGTCTGGCAGTTCCGCTCGAGGCCCGATCATGCGCCGCCAACCTCGGTTATGACGGTCACAGTTAGGTCGATCGTCGCGGAGTCGAGGACGATACCGGTCGAAATCTCGCGAATCTCGATGAATAGTAATCTCCGCGCAGTAGATCCAGACGCCGGAGTCGGATAGTCAAGAGCCCATTCAACATCGACGCCGAGTTGAGTCCAAGTGTCAATTGGTCCGGTGAAGGTCTCGGATGAACCAATTGAATCGGAGGAAACGATCGTAGCGCGCACCTCGAAGAGTGCGGCCTGCGATGACTCGACCTCTCCATAGAGCATCCATTCGTTCGAGTAGGTAGTCGTTACGCCGAATCTTTCGCTCGTCGTGAGAAGACCGGTAGCGCCGAGTTTGTATCTGGCATAAATGACGTCCGTGCTTGTGCCGCTCGTCGTTTGACCGAACACAACCCGATCCAAAAGCCTCGGAATCAGAAGGCTTTCTCCGGGCTCCGGGCCTCCTTCGTCGGGCAGGCCGACGGGGTCCTGAATCTCGCCAGGCCCGGGGAGAAGGTCGTTGTCCGCGGTATGCACGCGCTCATCATCGATCAGGCCGACCAGGGCGAACAGTTGCGCTCCGTCTTCGGTGAGGCCGCCGTCGCTGATGTTCTGGACCTTGACCAGCTCGCGGCTGCCCTCGAGCGGACCGAGCAGGAACTTGGGCCGCTCGCGCGTGCCATCGTCCATCACCAGCGTGAAGCCAGGAGAAGACGCCAGCGTGACGTCGTAGGGGGTCGGGCCCGGCGTCACGCGGATCGGGTCGGCCAGAGTTCCGTCGTCCCGCATCAGCGTGATGTACAGATCACCAGCATCCCAATCCGGGACCTCGGACAGGCCCATCACCAGCGTGCCGGTGTCGAACTCCACGACGTCGCCGCTCTGGGCATAGCCCACCAGGTCGGGCACCACCGCCACCGGACTCATGTAGGCCGGCAGCATGCCCTGCATTTCGGTCGTCAGCGAGACAGTGCGGTTGCGATACAGCATGCGCGCCGCCTCGTAGCGCCCCTCGCGCTCCGCGTGCGTGGCGCCCACGATGCCCTCGAGGCGCAGGAGCACCGGGTAGGCCATGTCCGTGAGCTCGACGCCAGGGATCGGGCACGGGATCTCGGTCCACTCGTTCGTGCGGTGGTCCTGGTACTCCACGATCACGCCGTCGGGCGAGCGGCGTTGCCGGAGCGCCTCGGAGATGGAGATGCCGGGCTGACAGTTGCGCGGCGTGAAGGCGGTCACCGGGACGTCCGCGAGCTCGTCGCGCGCGATGCTGATCACGCCGTTGCGCCGGAAGACTCGAGCGCGGCCCGCTCGAGCGATGAGCTGCGCGGCGTCCCAGCCGCTGATGGTCTGGTCGAAGACGTAGTCGAAGCGGTCCTGCCGAGAGTCCGCCTGCACCGCCAGGTCGTAGAACGACTGCAGGTCGATCCGCTCGTCGGCCTTGTTCATGCCCCAGGTCGGCGAGGTCAGGAGATCGAGGCACCACCACACCCAATTGCGGGTGTGCTCTTCGGCGCCCCAGGTCAGGTCCGGATTGAGCGTCCGGCAGTAGGCCTGCACGATCAGCCGCAGGTCACGACTGGCCGACTGCGAGAGCTGGCTGGTCGCGCGCATCACGACCTCGAAGTGCGCAGTGTCCGGATTCAGCGGCGCCGGCTCGGCGAGATAGGCGCGCAGCCCAATCCAGGCGATCTCGTGCAGCGCGGAGGGATCGGTGTCCTGCACATCAGTCCGCACCACGCGGACCTCCACGCGAGCAGCAGTCGGGAGCGTGTACTTGTCCGACCAGCGCTGCGGCGTCGCGGTGAAGGCGGTGCGCGTCTCGTTGGCCAGCGTCTGCCAATTGCCGAGCACCTGCCCGAAGTCGTTAATCTCGCGGTACTCGACGCGCCAGGTGACGGTCAGCGCGCCGGTCTTGCCCAGGCCGCGCACAGCCGAGACGTCGACGCCGATCGCGGCGCAGGTCCGGCGCGGCGCGCAAGCCGCGTAGCCGCCCACGTAGCGCCCGGACTCCATCACCTGCGGCGAAGACACCTCCACCGCGCTGGTGACGTTGGCCAGCACCTGCGAAGGGAGCGTGCCCGGCGGCAGGTAGGTCGCGCGGACGACGTCGGCGAAGCGCGTGATCGGCGTGTTCCCGATCTTGGCCACGACATCGTGGTTCCCCACGCCCACGGCGAACAGCGCGTAGAAGTACTGGTCGTTGTCGAGGTCCGGATCGGCGTCCGACTCGCCAGCGCGAGGCTGGTACTCGAAGTAGGGCTGCCCGGCGAATGGCGGGTTGATCTCGCGCTGCCCGCAGACCTTCCAGATGGGCTGATCGATGCGGGCCTCGTTGCCCTGCAGGCTGGTGGAGAACGCGGTGCCGGTCTGCTGCGGCCGGGCTTGCTGCTCGGGCCCGACCGGCGGCAGGAGCGCGTTGATGACCGTCTGCGCAACGATGTTGGCCGCGATGAGAGCAGCGCCCTGCAGGCCGAAGCCATACGGTCCCAGGATCGCGATCGCGGCGATCGAGAGAGCGGTGCGCAGCAGGTCGCGGTCCTGCGGGAACTCGTGCCATTCGATGACGTCGCCCGGCTCGGTCAGGCATGCCCACGACTCGCGCGCCAGCCACTCGCCGTTGACCCGGCACACCAGCAGGCCCTGCGCCTCCGGAGCCAGGCTGGAGATCGGCACGCCGACCGGGACCTCCACCATGTCGACCGGGCGCAGCTGCTGCAGCGGCGCAAGCGCGTGTCCGCTGACGGGTTGCACGTTCATGCGCGCCTCCACAGTTCCCAGCTCATGCCCTCAACCGCGTCGCGCCAGTGGTCGACCACCACGCCCCGGTCCTGCGCCGCGTGGAGCACGCGAAGCCCGCCGTTCAGCCGCACGACCAGTCCACAGTGCAGCTGCACCAGCGAACGCATGATCACGATGTCGCCGTCGGCCGGCGGCTGGCCAGCGGGAACCGGGCGCATGCTGGCCGCTCGAGCGCACGCCAGGATGGCCCTGGAGTTGACCGGCGATGCAGGCGCCGACTCATCGATCGAGACGTCCGCGAAAGCGATCCGGTGCACGTGCAGGAAGACATGCCGCACCAGGCCCCAGCAGGAGAAGACCTCCGGCCCGCTGGCGCCTCGAGCGTAGCCAGCTCCCACGTAGGCGGCAGCCCAATGCGTCATCGCGCCAGCCCCGGGTATTCCGAACGACGGAAGGTGATCGCCGGGATGGCAAGCGTGCCGTCGTCATCGAAGCTGGCCTGCATCTGCACCTGGGAGCCGACGAAGTCGACGTTTGTGAGCTCGACCTGCAGCGGAGGGAGCATCGCCGGCGAGCTGAGGTCGTCGCTCGCGTACAGCCGCTCGATCAGAACCCACGGCACGGTCGACCCGCGTGCCGCGTCCAGGAGCGGCTTGAGCAGGCTGCCGAGGTCGGGCCGCGAGAGCGAGAGCTTCGGCGACTCCGGCTGGTCTCCCTCCTCGGGTCGCGCGACCGCCAGCCGGCAGGCGACGAAAGTCACCTCCGTCGCGGGATTCCGATCGGCGGTGTTCTCGATGAACGCGGCCAGATCGGCGTTGTCGTTCACGAAGTAGACCGGCGCCGAGAGAGTCGGATGCCAGAGCTCGTAGGCGTAGATCATCTGTCGCGTGATCGGCGCGATCGCGGCGGCTTCCTGCAGCGCTTCAGCGAGGGTCACCCCGCGGCGAACGATGTCTGGCATGGATCAGGCCCAGGTGATGCCGATGGAATCGCTGGCGAAGGTCGGCGGCGGTCCGCCCGCGACGATGGACTTGGCGCCAGCGAGAGCACGCCAGAACATCATGTTGCCGCCGGCGGCAGCATCCCACAGCTCACCGTGCGTGGCGACTCCCTGATTGGCAGTCGGCTTAGGGAACACGACAGCCGCCTGATTGCCGATGCGCCCGCCGGTGCCCGAGCTGGCATCGGTGACAAGTCCGCCCTGCGTCGGGGTCCAGCCCGAGAGCGACGATGCGATCGCCTGCCGCGCATAGCCGCCGACTCCAGGCTCGAGGCCCGGCGTTGCGTTAGTCGGTGTGGTCGTGGTGTAGGCCGCGTACAGATTCGCCGGCCACGAATAGGCCTGAGCGCGCCAGATCAGATCGATCAGACGGTTCGACAGGTAGTCCGACATGCCACCGGTCACGCCGAGATCGAAGATGAGCGTACCGGGATCGAACGAGAAAGGCTCGCCCTCCAGGATGGTCCGCGGATCCATGTCCGCCCACGCGAACAGCTCGGTGCCATCGAACAGGCCGACAGCGATCGCGGGCCCGCTCCAGCCGCCAGCGCCGCCGGTGCCGAAGTCGATGAGCTCGTTGTTTGAAGTTCGGTGCGAGGTCCCGATGCTGGCCAGCGTCGACGCGGCGGCCTGCGTGCCGGCCCACGCGGTGAGAGAGCGCGCCACGGTCACAGACGCATAGCCGGTGCCGGTCACCTTGGTGTGCGAGGAATCGGTTACCGCGGTGAGCAGGTGCACGGTCCAGTCGGCTGCGAGAGAGAAGCCCTGGCCGCGCACCATGTCGGAGAGCTTGTTCTCGGCGTAGTTGGTCAGATGACTCACGAGCGCTCCTCAGAAGACCCACTCTGCGAAGTCGGTCGGCACAGGGTAGACGTACTGCGATGCGGCGGTGCGCAGCGTGCAGGAGTAGGCCGCCTCGTTATTGTCGACGCTGAAAGCCATCCAGTATTCGTTGCCGGACCCGAGCGTCGCAATCTCACCTGTGCGCGCCGACGGATCGCCAATCCATGTGCCATTTCTGCCCAGCCAGACCTTACCTGTCGCCGTCTCCAAGGCGATGCGAACGACATCGCCAGTAACAAGCGGAGCCTGCGTGTCGACCACGGCGCCACCGACATAGATATCGCCGTTGATAGACCAGCCAACCCCGTCCAGCGGCGTGCCGGGATTGGAAAGGGCAAGACCAGCCACGATCGTCGCAACCCCACCCTCATCGAAGTCGAAGTCGACCACGAGCTCCATGTAGAAGTCGCCGACAAAGTTGCTGGTGACTGAAACGACATACGAGCCGGGAGCGCTCGAGGTTGCCGTGAAGTCGGTGTTTGTGAAGGCCCAGGTGCCGACCTCGTTTTCGGTGTTCCACGGCGTCGGAGAGTTGCCAACAGGCGCGGCCTCGGCCACCGACAGCCCTCGCCCGCGCTGCTCAAGCACTGCCTCAACGCGCCACCGCCCGCCAGGGACGAACCGAAACCGTGGTTGCTGCACGAACTTGAAGACGGCCGGCACCCTCCCCTGCGGGAGCGGCCATGTCGCATTGAACCAGGCGCCTCCGTCGAGAAGAGATTCCTTCCAGAAGGCATGAAAGGTCTGCGCATCCGCCGGGCTCAGTGGCGGCCAAGTAGCGCGGACAATCGCGAGCCGGTCGAGCGATAGCGCTCGAGCTTCGCGCGGGCGGTCTTCGCTCGAGCGTTGCCCGCGATCGAACGGCGTAACCGTCTCGGTCTGAGGACAGGGGAGAGAGGTCGGGAAGTCCAGCGCCATGTCACGAAGTCTCGTCCACGAAGCCGTCCAGCGCCACCGAGATCTCCATGGCCAGGTCCGCCGGGATGGTGGGCAGGGCGGTGCCGAGCAGCGGCGCCCGGATTTCCATGGCCAGAGCGCCCAGGTCCGGGCCCTCGGCGAAGGGGCCCTCGATCAGGTAGATGCGCCCGCTGACAACGCCGCGCGTGAGAGTCACATCGGTGTCGGGATCGATCAGCAGGGCCGGGCGCGGGAGCATCTGCGTCTCGAACTCGACCCAGCGCGCCGTCCACCACGCCAGGCTCGGCCAGACCCCGGTGGTGGGATCGCCACCCTGCCGCGCCACGCGCGCGGCGAACAGCCGCGTGCCGGCCTGCAGCGTGCCCTCGTACCACTCGTAGACCGCCGCCAGCGCCGGGCCATCCAGGAACCAGCGCACGCTGACCATGCGCTCGTTCTGCGAGAGCACCGGCCGGGCCCGCGAGTGGCCGGTCTGCATGGGCACCTGCGCGTAGCGCGACAGTTCCTCGATCTCGTGCCCCTCGGCCAGGAACACCGGAGCCTCGGGCGGAGCGACGATGGTCGGCAGAGCCATGTCAGCCCCTGCGCGGCAGGCCGCGCGAGACGCTCAGCCCGGCGGACTTCAGAGCCATGGCGGTCGAGCCGGTGCGAGACGCGATGCGGCGGTCGACCTCGCGCACCGCAGCGTCCACGATGAAGCGCACATCGCCGTTGCCCTGGCGCTGCTCCTGGATCCGCGCGCCGTGGTTCTCGATGGTGATCTGCGGAGCGCGAGCTCCCATGAGCGCGGCGTTCGGGATCACGCGCCCGCTGGTCGACGGCCGAAAGAGCTCCGGCCCCTTCTCGCCGACCAGGAGAGCGCCGCCCACGTTGCGATGGGCATCGCCGCCGCCGGCGCGCCGGCCCAGAATGGCCTCGCCAGTGGCCGAGAGTGGAGAGTCGCCAGGGACGATGCCCACGCCGGAGCCACCCGAGAATGCCGAGAAAGCCGCGCTGACCAGCGAGCCGATCAAGTCGTTACCGGCGTCCGCCACAGGCTGGATGAGGGGCCGCAGTACCGTCTTGGCGAACTGAGCCTTCAACTCGTTCAGGAAGATATCGGTGAGGGACGAACCGCGCCGGTAGCCTTCGAGGATGCCCTGCTCGATCGAGTCGGCCAGAGCGTCGGAAGCCTTGGTCGCCGTCTTGCGAGCGTCCTCGATGCCGCGCTGCTCGATGCCCTTGTTGATCTTCTGCCCGAGCAGGTCCTCGCGCTCCTTCAGCGCGGCGATTTCCGCCTCGAGCGCCTGCAAGGTTTCGTCGGCCGCGCCATTGGCGGCACGCCGCGCGAGCTCTTCCTCCTTCAGCGCACGCAGAGAGCTGATGCGTGCACGCTCGACGCTGGTGATGCCGAGCTCATCCAGACCGATCAGAGCGATCTCGTCGCGCAGTTCCTTGTTGCCCTTGACCAGAGCATCGACCGTCTCGAGCTGGGCCTTGGCGCGGTTGGTGTTCACCGCGACTTCAGCGTCGCGCAGCTCGATGGCCTGCTTGTTCAGGTCGTTGAACTCGGCCTGCGCGAGGATGGCGCGCTTCAGCTGCGGAGTGATGCCCTTCAGCCGGCCGGACTGGATCTCGAGCAGAGCCTTCTCGTAGGTCGTGAGCTGCAGCGTCGCCTCGCCCTGCTTCTGCAGCGTCTCGAGGTACTTCTCCGCCTCGCTTTGCGTGGTGGTGCCCTTGGGCGGCTTCACCGCGCCGTCGAACTGCAGCTGGGGACGACGACCGAGGCGCGCGCTCTCGGCCGCGCTCTGGTTGGGATCAGGAGCCGATGCGCGGGCCGCCTCAGCGCGGAGCCGCGCCAGCCGCTGGGAGAACAGCTCCGGGTTCAGGATCCGCGCGATGTCATTCCGCGCCTCCTCGGCGATCGTCCGGGCCTGCCCGAACTCGCCGTCCAGCACCGCGCTCACGATCGCCGCGTTGGCGCCGAAGCCGACGCCGATTGACTGCACCAGGCTGACCACGCCCTGCGCAATGTCTGCGACGAACGCCAGGACGTCGGCCGCGCCGCGAGCGAACTGAGCGACCGAGCTGTCGCCGGCCAGCTTCTTTCCGGCTGCGTCGACGCCGACCAGCTCGCGCACGATGTCGGACGTCACCGCCGTGAGGTCGTTCAGGGAGGGCAGGATGTCCGTGACCGCCACCTGCGCGTAGGCCTGCAGCGTGCCGGTCAGCTTCGATTGGCGATCCGCGAAAGCGTCGGCCAGCTCGATCTGCTGCTGCGTGAGGATGACCTGCCGCCCGCCCTGTTCCTCCAGAGCCTTGAACACCCGGAGCTGCTCGGCTCCGGCCTTGCCGAACAGCGCGATCGCCACCGCGGACTTCTCGGGCCCGTCGGCGAAGCCGGCAAAGGCCTTGGCCAGCGCGTCGATACGCTGCACAGGATCCAGGCGCTTGAACTCCTCGATCGGGATTCCCAGAGCCGCCAGGGCCGCGCCGGCAGCCTTGGACTCGTCGTCCACGCCCGACAGGTTCTTCGTGAGCTTGAGCGCCGACGCGGCGATCGACTCGATCGGCACGCCGGCAGTGGCAGCCGCAACGGAGAGCGAGGCGATGCTTTCGGCGCTGGCGCCGACCTCCTCCTCCAGGTCCTTGAACTTGGCCGCCCCCTGCAGCAGCGCGTCGAACGAGAGCGCCACGCCGGCGGCAGCCAGCGCGCCCACGAGCTGGTTCTTCAGCGACGCCGCCGTGCCGGCAACGTCCTTCTGAAACTCCTTGAGTTGCTTCTGGGCACGCTTCGTGTCGGTCACGAAGCTGCCCGTCCGCATCAGGAGGTCGATGATGATCGAGCCAGCTGACATGCTTTACCCCCTACCCGGTGGCTTCATGCCGAAAGCCCGGAACGTCGCCAGATCGGCCTCAGTGTAGGCCCCATCGCCAGCGGCAGGCTCCGGAGCCAGCCAGGCGAGCCGCGTGTCAAGCACATCGGCGCCACCACCGCCCGCTGCACAGTGAGCGACCAGCGCGGCCGGTCGGTGGTACCGGTGCAGGTCATCGAACGGGAACAGCCGGTGGTACTCGCGCCAGGCGATGAACTCCTGGCGCGACATCGCCGCCTTCAGCTCTTGGACCGTGCGCCCCCCGAGCGCGAGCGCGAGCGTGTGCCAGAACCAGCGCTCGCCCCTGGTCCCGAGGCTTTTCCCGTCTCTTCGACCTTGGCCGCACCGTAGGTGTTGACCTCGAGCAGCGCGGCGAACAGAGCGCGGAACACCGGGCGCTTGAGCATCACCACGCGCTCGTAGGAGAGCGCCGGCTTGCCGTTCGGCTCGCACAGGCCCTTGCACAGCAGGCGCGCCGCGGCGGCGCCGGCGACCTCCGGATCCGCGGAGTTGACCTGCAGCGCGTAGGTCTCGAAGTCGGTGTTGGGCAGGTGACGGAAGTACATCACGTGCTCGGAGCCGTCGGCCAGACGAACCTTCTTCTCCTCCAGCTCCGGAGGAACGAACCAGGACTCGTCCATGATCAGGCCGGCACGTAGGCGTTGAACACCACGTTGCCAGAGCGCTGCACGGTCAGGGTGCCGCGCACGATCTCGTTGTTGGCGATGTCGATGTTCACATCGGCGATATAGCCCTGGAACTGGAACGACGAGCGCGTGCCCGGCGCGGTGATCACGCCGTCGCTGTCGACGGTCGGCTGCTCCGTGCTCTCGGACAGGCAGGCGATCCACTCGAGCACCTCGCCGGTGCGCTTGAATTCGAACAGCACCTGATGCGAGAAGTCGCGGGGAATCAGGTTGAAGGGGATGGTCACCACGCCCGGGTTGCCCAGGCCGCCGGCGTACTCCTTGTCGCCGATGGTGTCGAGGCAGGTGGTCTCGATCTGGTCCTTTGCGCCGCCGAGGCCCTGCACGCCGGTCGGGCACGCCAGCTTGATCAGGTCCGGCTGCGAGGCGGAGACGGTGTTGTCCACGAAGAACACCTCGGTGCCCTGCGTGCGAACGGTTCCGGTGGTCATGATGACGGCCTTTCGAGGTTGCGCCCGCGCGGCGGCGAGCAGGTGGGGATCGGACGGCTGCTCACGCTTCGCGCGGCAGCCAGTAGTCGAAGTCCATGCTGATCCGGTAGAGGCGAGTATCCATGTCCCGAGCCAGCCCGCGCAAGGCGGTCATGTGGCAGTCGGTCTCCAGCCGGTCGCGGATCGCCTGCGCCGCGGTGACGCACTCCGCGTCGCCCCGAGCGTAGACGTCTAGCTGCAGGCCTACCCGATCATGCCCGGGCAGCCCGGAGAGCTGGTTCTCCGGCACGCTCGAGATGATCAGCCAGGTGGCATACGGCTTGACCTCCGGCACGTTGCCGCCGGCCTTGGGCGGAGGGAGCTGCGGCGCCTCGCCATGCCGGTACACCCGCGGCCGGGCCCCGAAGATGGAGCGCACGGTCGCGGAGTCCTGCAGGGTGGTGAAGATGGGAGGGAACATCAGCGAGCTCCATTCTGCCGCGCGAGACGGGTCACGACCCGGTCGACGGAGCGGATGAGCTCCGACTCGACCGTCTGGATGGCGCTCACAGCCTTGGCGGCGAAGGCCGGACGGAGCCAGGGTTCGGCCGGCTGCTTCTCCGAACCGTACTCCAGCAGGTTGGCGGTCTGCAGGGTGGTGGTGGCCGGGCCAGGACGCTGATACGTGAGCCGCTTCACCCGCACGAGGTAGCGCTCGCCGTTGCCGCCCGTCGGCGCCTTGCCGCGGGTGGCCACGAGCGACGAGAGCAGAAGCCCGGTGTTCTCCTGGTCGTCGGTGCTGAGGTTGTCGGTGGCGCGCGCCAGATTCAGCGCCGCCTCGCGCAGCAGCACCAGCGCGCCACGCTTGAGAGCCAGCTTCACCGGGCCGCCAGCCTTGCTGACCACCTCGGGCGGCAGCTGCTCGAGGGTTCGAAGGACGCCGTCTAGCCCGGTGAGAGAGACGGTGCCGGAGAGCTCGGCCATGCGTATCTCCTGAACGCGAAGGACAGGATGTTCTCACGACCGGCCTGCGTCTCGAAGTCGCACACCTCGAGCAGCCTGAAACCGTGCCAGGCCATCCACTCGACCAGGCCCCGCTCGGTCCAGTAGTACAGGTGCTCGCCGGGCCGGTAGTGCTTCGATTCGCGGATGCGATCGAGCGACGGCATGATCGGCATCGACAGGAAGACGAACGAGTGCAGGTAGGCGTGCCGCAGGTAGGTCTCCGGCTCGGGCACGTGCTCGAGCACATCCCAGAAGGTGAATGCGCCGAACGAGTCCAGGTCGCTGGCCCAGCGACCGCTTTCCTTGAGCCACTGCACCGCCGCCGGGTTGACGTCCACGCCGAACGTGTAGGGACGCCGGCGGATGAACTCGCCGGAGCCCACGCCGACATCGCACACCCGCCCGGGCCCGAAGTGCCGCGCCACCAGAGCGATCCGGCCGGCGTTGATGCGCTCGGCGATTTCCTGTCCCTCGTAGCCGCGACACTTCTCGAAGTAGGCCTCGCCATAGTCGACCAGCTGCGACTGGTCGATCTGGTAGGCCACGCCGTGCTCGTGGCACAGCGCGAGGTCGCCGTCGGCTACGGCAGGGAACGCCGCGATGAATCGGTCCATAGCGCGAAGATATCCCGGAGCTCGAGCTCGTGCCGCGGCAGCGACATCACGAAGTTGTACACGTGGTCCAGCTCGGGCCTGCCGCGCGAGTCGACGTCGTGAAAGAGCACGCGCCCGCAGCGCCGGACCAGCTCGAAGTCGTCGCGCACCCGCTCGTCATGCGCGCCGTCCACGAAGGCGAAGTCGAACTCCAGCGACCGGATCAGCTCGGCCTTCTCCGCGTCGTCGTCCACCAGGTGGAGCTCGACGTTGTGCACGCCGAGCGAGCGCCAGAACGCGTGCCGGTCCCATTCCTCGCCGAGCTGCTCCATGCGGCCATGCCGGAGGTCGATGGTGATGACGCGGTCCACGAACTGCGAGATCTCCGCCGCGCCGACGCCGCGGTAGGTGCCGATCTCCAGCGCCGTGCGGACGCCCCGCCCTTCCAGGAAGTGCTGCATCACGCCGGCGCCCTCGCGGATGCTCAGGATGGAGCGCTTCAGCGCGTGCCGGCCGTGCAGCGCGACGATTCGATCGTGCATCGCGCTCATGCTGCCGGCTCCTGGTGACGCGTGCCCTTGAAGCCCACCACGGCGAACGACCACGCGAGGTCGCGCTCGCTGGCCAGGACGTCGCAGAACCCGAGGTCGTAGAGGATCCGCTTCATGTCGCCGGGACGCCACGAGTGCAGGTGCTTACGGCAGTTCTGCGGCTGCCAGTATTCCATGTCCGGGTGCGGCAGGTACAGAAAGAGCACGCCACCCGGCCGGAGCCGCTCGCGCCAGTGCTCGAGCGCACCGATCGGATCGCGCAGGTGCTCGAGGCAGTGGCTGGAGAAGACGTAGTCGAAGGGACCCGGCGGCAGCTCCATCGCGGAGTACTCGGGCCCGACATCGACCGGCAGCGCACCAGGGAATGGCCACTTGCCCGGCCCGACATCGACACCGGAGCCGGTGCAGAACTGCTGCGCGAACGGGGTGATGAACCGGCATGCATTGCCGTTGCGGATGTACTCCGGGTAGAGCTTGCCGCGGTAGTTGAAGATCATTGTCGCTTCCTCCAGAGGGCCAGGCCCACGCCGCCATAGACCACCTCGTCCGGCGGCAGCGAGCGCACCAGGTTGTAGACGGGTGGCTGCATGGGAAGGCACTCCTGGAACAGCACGCGCCCGCACGGCTGCGCGAGGCGCCAGTCGAGGTCGGTGTCATCGGCGTGGTTGCCGTCCAGGTACGCGAAGTCGAAGTCGAGCTGGCCGATCACCTGCGCCTTGTGCCGGTTGTCGACAAGGTCCACGAACTCCACGTTCTTGATGCCCAGGTGCGCGAGGATCTCGTGGCGCACCGGGTTGTGGAAGATATCCATGCTGACCACGCGCCGGAAGAAGCGCGAGAGCACCACCGCGGTGATGCCATTCCAGGTGCCGATCTCCAGGCAGGTGTCGCCCGACACCTCGCAAGTCTGCAGGAAGCGCTTCAGCTCGTGGAAGACGCTCGATCGACGGAACACCTCGCCGCCAAAGCGTTGATGGATGGCCAGCAGGTCCGGATCGGTGAGGATGATCTGCACCATGCGCCCGACGCGCTTCTCGGTCTCTTGGGTCCACTCGATCATGTCTGCAGCAGGCCGGCAAGCCGGCGGTCGAAGGTGATGGAAGGGGATCGGTTTGCGGCGAGCCAGGCCCGCTCGGCGTCCGGCACGTGGCCGATTGGATCATCAGAGGCGCCGGCGCGCCACCGCTCGTTGACGTTGTGCACGCCGCTCGAGAAGAAGTCGAACCCGGTCAGGTAGATCGAGGCCGGCTGGAACGAGAGCACCGCCAGGATGGCGGAGAAGCCGGTGGTGGGCACGTGGCGGCCCAGGAGATCGAAGCCCTCGAGGAACTCCTGCAGGTCGGGCACGTAGGTGTCGCAGAACCACCAGTCGGAGCGCAGCTGGTAGATCCAGCGGAAGTCGACGCCGTGCGGCTTCTTGTTCCGGACGTGCCACTCGGACTCGATCGCTGCCGCGTTCGGGCACTTCGCCATGCACAGCCGCACGCCGTCTCGCTTCAGGTCAGCGGCCGGCTTCTTGATGGCGTTCCCGAAGTAGGAGTAGTAGACGTCCGTGCGCTGGCCAGCCGCCGGCGAGAGCTTGTAGTTGTTCACCCGCACGACCACCTCGTGCGAGTCGATTAGGCCCGGAGGGTTCTCGAGCACGCCGGGCCCGGAGCCGACGATGGCGACTCTCCGACCGGCGAACACCGGCAGGACTTCAGCCCGGGAGACGAAGCGCATCGCAGAACCTCTCGGTGGCAGCCTGCAGCTCGGCCGGCGTGCAGTTGTCGACCACGTGCAGGGAGCTCTCGCGCTGCAGGATCTTGGCTGGGGTGATCTGGCGGACGAACCCGGTGCTCGAGCGCAAGCCACGGCGCGACCAGACCAGCAGCGCCGGCTTCAGCAGCGCCTCGGCCAGCGGCACCATGAAAGAGACGTACCCGAGCATGCCGCTGCTGACAGACGCGACGTCCATGAGCTGCCGGATCGTGGTCTGGTCCCGGAGGTCGACGTCGATGCCGCGGAAGTTGAACAGCGGTCGACCAGCGCCGATCTGCACCAGCAGCACGCGCCCGCGCAGCAGGTCGATCGCTTCCTGGATGCGACGGCAGTCCGGCAGTAGCTCGTGACCGATGCCGTCAGTGCGGCCCATCGGCGCGCGGGGGAGCTGCACCAGCACGATCGGCAACCCGCGCTCGAGCAGCCGGCCGGTCAGATCGGAGTCGGTCACGGTCCAGTCCAGCCGCAGGTCGACGGTGGTGGGAAGCCCGGCCTGGATGCAGACGTCCTCGAACTGCCGTGTGCGCCAATTCCGGCGGCGCGAGTAGTGCGCCAGGACGTCGATGCCGCTGCGCCGGAACGGCGAGAGCATCACGCGATCCGCGTAGGCGTCGAAGATCTCCGGCCACGGCGTGCACACCTCGAGGCGCTCGCCGGCGGCGACCAGATGCCGCACCACCGCGGCCAGGTAGATGGCATCGCCAATGCCCTTACCGCCCCGGATCGACCTCACACCAGCACTCCGCCCTCACGCTCGACCGGCGGCAGTGCCGGGCCGATTTCGCGCAGCACCTCCTCGAGTGGCTGCCGCCGGAACATGTCGAGCGCCGTGCGCCGGCTGCAGTTGATCACGCCGCACCGAGCAGCGTCGGCCTGCCGCTTGACCCGCGTGAACTGCAGCGGCCAGCGCGCGATCGACAGGCAGTTCCCGAGGCCCGGCGGATGGTCGCCATGCCAGTGACGCCGGCCGTCCGGCGCAAAGGTGCAGTCGAACCCGAGCAGCACCACGCGATGCGCGCCGGCAGACACCGCGAGCGAGATCGCGCAGCTGCCACTGTTGCCTGAGCCGCGGAACCAGCTCGAAGCGTGCAGGGACTCGACGCCCACGTTGGCCGCCAGGGCAGACCGGGAGAAGCGCCGGCCATGGAACATGCGCTCGGTCTCCTGCGCCGGCGTCAGGCCGGTGGCCGGATCCTTGGTCATCCACCAGCGCGCGTCGAAGCCGAACAGGACGTCGGCCCACGGCGCCAGGCGGAAGGTCGTGTTGGTCACGATGGTCGGGTGCCCAGAGTCGCGCACCAGATCGACATCGTCCCGGGTCAGCGAGGGCCCGCTGGCCAGACAGAAGACGGTTCGATTGCGCCATTGCGGCGCCGGAGGGTCAGCCTTCGTTGACACCGGTGGAAGCCAGGAGAACCACGCTCGAGCGACCGCTGACGTTGTCCGGCAGCACCGCCTCGATGTTGAAGATGGAGCCGTCCGGAGCCACAGCGCGCAGCGACGCGACGAAGCCCGGACGGTACCGGGTGGTGATGCGGCACGTGACCTTGCTGTTCATGGCCTGGGCCGCCAGGAGCTCGCGCCCCTGCAGGTAGACGATCTCGCACGGCATGCGGGAGCCTTGCGGGAACGCGTCAAACCACGCCGCCTCCCACGCGCCGTCGGAATCCTGGCCGCCCTCGTCCCGCTGGAACGTGAGCCAGTGCCGGAGCCGGCCAGCCCTCATGCCATCCCCAGGCGCACGCGCAGAGGTCGCATCAGGGCCTCGGCGCCGTTCGGAATCGACGCGAGGGCCTTCTCGACGGAGTCCTCGCGGTTCTCGTACAGGTGGCCGAGCATCAGCAGCAGCGCGGCGCGCAGCGATCGCGGCAGCGGCGGCGCGTCGGAGTCCGGGTCCTCCTCCGACTGGTAGCCGGCGCGGTACCGGATTTTCACGGTGGCCGGCGACTTGGTCACGGTCGGCCAGCTGTTCACCGCGCGCAGCACCACCGGCTGCTCTGGCGTGCCGTAGTCGTCCACCAGGTAGGTCGACGCGTCCAGCTCGCCGTCGGAGTCGTTGACCGCGCTGAACGAGAGCAGCTCGATGAACGGGGGGCGAGGGAGCTCGATGCCGTCTGCAGGGAACTCGTCCAGCGCCGCCTCCCAGGTGCGCAGCGCGATCGACAGGCCGGTGAACTGCTCGGCGTGCGCCACCGCAGCGTCGAGCATGCCGAGGATCAGAGCATCGTCCGGGTGCGACTCGTTGTCGGAGTCGCCATCGATCGGGATCACCTCGAGGTGCTGCCGGCAGGTCTCCAGCGAGAGCACGTGCCCGGTCGGATGGGCAATGACCTTGGCGCGCAGGACGCGGACGTCAGCCATGGGAGCCCTCCTCCTCGCGCAGGTCCTTACCGTCGCGCCCGCGCTTGACCGAGAGCCGCCAGTCCGGAGATTCACCCGGCACCGCGTCCGTGTCGCGCTGCGCGATGTAGTACTGCCCTCCGTAGGTCACGCCGTCGGCCTTCTCGTAGCGCTTGCCGCGCTGGTAGACCTTGCGATCGAGCACGACGTCGAACTTGATGACGCGCGAGATCCGCGTGTCGCCAGCGCCGAACGAGAATTCGACCGAGCGCCCGTCCTCCAGCAGCTTGACGTCGAGGTCCTCGAGCTGGAACGCGTCCCGGCCGGGAGCGCCGTCCTTGCCTGCAGCGCCGGGAGCGCCGTCCTTGCCAGCCGGGCCAGGGTCGCCACGCTCGCCGGACGCGCCGCGCTCGCCAGGCGCACCAGGAGCGCCGTCCTTGCCGTCGCGCCCGTCGCGCCCGTCCGCACCGTCGAGGCCCTTCTCGCCGCGCTCGCCCTGCACGCCCGGCGCGCCGTCCCGACCATCGCGGCCAGCCGGACCGTCGCGCCCGGGTTCGCCAGGCAAGCCGCGCTCGCCGGCCGGGCCGGGTTCGCCGCGTTCGCCGCGTTCGCCGGCAGGTCCCGGCGCGCCATCCTTGCCCGCGGGCCCGGTTTCACCACGCTCGCCGGCCGGGCCGGGCGCACCGTCCTTGCCGGCCGG